AAGTACTTGGCGTGCAGCTTCGGTGTATCTCTAGAAACCTCTGCCAATTTATTGTTATCGATTGTGCAGTCTTCCTGCCATTGCTCTACAATGCTTTGTAGATCCATAATATAAACTCCATATTGTATAGTACTATTTAGCTCAGTTCAAAAGTGGAGAATCTAAACGTTGCAGGGAACGTGATAAAGGTGTTATCACTCAACGTAGATTCCAAGGTCATATCCCCCAAGTTGGTTGGTAGACAATCTATATATTTAATTTTTCTTACCGTGTTGTTATGGCTTGATAGGATTGACAATGTGATATCCGAATACGACGGAGGTAGGTTTGCATTCCTCTGTGTTGGTGGACGCTCGTTAATCTCTACCAGTCTATTCATCCAGTTGTACATCTCGGTATATGAATTTAAGTTCTCATCCACAATAATCATACAGGTTAGCTCTGAATAGATTAGTTTATCACCTGTAAACGGTACCGATCCGATTCTTTTGTATGGTACCTCAATTGGGTTAAGACTAAGATTAGGGTGCAGCACAGTCTGTGCAAAGAACTCTAGGTTAGGAAAGTTCTTACGGTCAATTGTAAGCCTAAACGACGTAGGCTGCAGATAGTTGATATTGTTTAACCCTGACACACTAGAGACGTTACTCACATCTACGGATATAGAGGGATTCAAAGTGGGCATATCGAGCTTCCTTGTTTAATCTATTCTATCATATTTATATGAGAAAAAAAATCGAAAAAAATGAAAAAAAATGCATTTAGGGGGTTTACAAATGATTCGAAATACATTATATTAATAGTATAACAAAGGAGATACCAAATGCTACTACCTAATGGATCAGCTATCAAACTAGACGTTATCGAAGCTTTCAACAAAGCGACTACTAATCCAGAAAACATCAACAATTCTGGTGGTCTAAATTGGAACTTCGTAGATGCTGATATCTGTATGGATCTTAACGGCATCTACTCTTTCGAATACCTAAACGAGTGCTTGGAAGTTTTGGTAGATAACTATTTTTCGTAAGGAGGAATAAATGGAAGGACTCGTAATTTTCGTAGGATTTATAGTTGGTGGTGCTTGTGCTACAATCGTTTCACAAATGCTAACTGACGTTAAATCTGTATCACAAGAACTTGGTATAGTAGCTTGGGGGTTTGCTGGCGGAATTGTTGGTGTTGTTCTAGCAGACTTACTACTACAAACTCTATAACTTTTTTCCTCAGCGTCCTTGCTGAGAGAACCGGACTTAAACGCATAACACTAGTTAGTATAGAGTGGACCAGTTTCAGTCAAATTAGAGCGGCAACGTCAATAAGGCCGTGCGAGGAGACTGGAGATACTGGGGGCGTTGAGGAAAGGAGTTATATTATGGTTAGAACTGTACACTATGTAGGAATGGATCAAGCTACCTACCAACGGGCTCGTAGAGTTTGGGGTGGTCCTGCTTACTACCACAAATGGATGGACGACCGGGTCTGGACCGAGGTTGGTGATAGCGACGTTGTAGTCGTTGGTGATCCTAAGTATAGTCCATATGTTTGGGATGCTTCTGCTGTTCCAGCAGAATACACTGACTAAAAAAAGGAGCGCCGAAGCGCTCCAGTCTGGGAGATAGAATTGGAGGGGTTGATTCCCCTCCTTTTTTAATATCTTATGTAAGGATGTTATCCACACGGAAGATACGGTAGTACTGGTTCTCGCGGTTAGTTGCAAGACCGTCACGACCTGACATATTGCCTGTGTCAACGAATGGGTTTGATACCATGCCATAGCGAGTTTTGAACCCGATACGTGGCTGGAAGTCATTCTCGCCAACTGCACGTACCATTGTTAGTGGTACATATGGGCAATAGAATACACCGGCGTCATATGGGTTAGTACCCTTATAGCCTACGTTGATGTAATCTGTTGTTGCATATGGGTCGATGTATACGCGGATACGACCGTTCATAACACCTGCGAATGTGTTACCTGTGTCATCTACGTTTAGGTTAGTTGAAAGAGCAGGAGCGTAATCCAACATGCCTGAAGCTGCTAGTGCACTTGCAACATCTGATGAACAGATGATGAAGTTACCTTTGCCGCGGCGTGTTTCTTTTGCGATTACGTTCGCTTCACGATCAAGCTGTACACCTAGACCTTTGAACTTCTCTGCTGACCAACGGCCGTCTGCGTCTGATGATAGATCGAAGATACCTTTTGTTGTTACGTTAGCTTGAAGTGCACCGATTTTAGCTTGTGCGTTAACTGTGCGAACAACTTCACGGTTGATCTCTGCCAAGATTTCTGTTGACAAGATGTTTGCCAATTCTGTCTCAGCGTCTAGACCGTGGATTGCTTTCAAGTCTTGCGCAAGCTCAAGTGTGTACTCTGCTTTCAATGCGCGTGACTTCGCTGTCACAGTTGCTTTTTCGATTGTGAAGCCCATTTCTGCAAATGACTCACCAGTGTTACCTAGTGCTTCCGCTTCTGCAGTATCATATGCGTCACCTGTTACAGGAACGTATGTGCCACCTGAGTCAGCGATTGAGCTGTCTGTATCGGTGTCTGTTGCACCTGCAAGACCTGATGGTCCGCGTGAGCCGTTACCTGTTGCAGATGAATCACCTGAATAGTTGACTTCTGCTTCGTTGAACAGTGCTTCTGTACCTTGTGCGATACCAGCTTTTTCTGTTTTGTATAGTGACTTCATTGCGAAGATCAAGCCTGTTGGGCCTGACATCGGCTGAACGCCACAAATGTCGTATGCCATTAGGTTTGGCATAGAACGACGTACTAGTGAGATAAGAACTGGGTTCCAGTTAGCAGCAGCTGATGTGCTGTTTGCTGGTGTTTCCATCAGATCTTGTTGCTCTGCTAGTGCCTTTTCTGTGTTCTCCAGAACGGCTGCAGTAACTGCACGCTTGTGAGCGTCTTTGATTGTACCTGCAGATTCTTCGTTCAATACTGGAGACCATTTCTCTACGAGACGATCATAAGTTTCCATAATTGGATCTCCTAATTACTTAATTGTTTTTCTTAGTGCATTAACGTATTTTGCCATTGATTCTGATACTTCGACAGTTTCATCACCATCTTCTTCTGTTTCTTCTTCAATGACGGAACTTGCGGTTTTCTGACCGAAATATGATTCTTTCAGTGTAGCAACTTTCTGTGCGAAATCTTCTTCGCTTTCAAAAGAAACTGACTCTGCAAGGCTCGATAGTTTTTCGACCTGAGTTTCTGCTAGATCTTTTGACGCTTCACGAATAATCGCTTGACGCTTATAAGATTGTAGCTCTTCCTGTAGTTCCATAGTTTGTGATACTGCATCATTGAACTTTTCTTCAAGTTCGTCGTGTGCAGTAGCAAGTTCATCAACGAGGTCAACTTTACCTTCAGGAACTTCAATGTAAGACTCTTCGAAAGCTGTTTTTAGCTTTTCCATGAATCCTTCTGCGATCTCTGCACGTAGTCCAGATTGAATCGCGACTTTGTTTTCTTCCATCCAGTTCTCAACCACGTAGTTGAGGTAGCTATCAACTTTTTCGACTAGATCGGCTTTGACTGTTGAAACTTCTTCATCAAGCGATTGCTTGTATTCTGCTTCTAGTCTGTCGATCTCTTCGGCAAGTTTTGTTTTAACCGCTGCTTCAAAGATTACGGCTGTTTTGGCTTTAAAGTCATCTGACAATGTCGCCTCAGATTCCACCAGAGCATTTAGGTCTTCACTAAAATCTCCATCAAAATCTACATCTTCTGCCTTCATACCTGCTGGTGCAGCCACTTTTTGCATTGGTTCGCTGTTGCTCTTATCACCTTTACGGGCTTTGGCTTTTGGGCCTTTGCCTTCTGCAGCATCTACAGATGCTACTGATTGAGCTTCAGCATTTTTTGGATCATGAGCTTCTTCGATTTCCTCGTCGAGCTCAACTTCTTGATCTTTTACTTGATCAGTCATGTTAGACTCCTTAATATTGCTGTGTTTTCAGTAACGAGAGGAAATTCTTATACTCACGAACCTGCGTTTCATATAGATCCGCACGCGGAGCACGTTTAATTTCAGTCTCTATTTTTTCAATATCCCGAGCTTCAATGATGCCATTATTCCAGACCCAGTCAACACCTTCCATTATTCCATTAACAAAAGCATTCGGTGCAGAAGGATCTTGTACGATATCAACCGTATTAAGCATAAAGTCATCTTTGACGTACATAGTTCCGTTACGTTGCTCGAGGCTACCCATTCCACGAGTTGAGACACCTAGTTGAACACCGCCTTCAAGCAAACCTTTTACGATATTGCCCATTGGAGTATCCAAGATACGCGCCTTTCCCATAACATTATTACCATCCATTTTTAGTTCAGTAATCTTATGGGATACTTTATCCAAGTTAACAGTTGGGCCATCAGGGTGGTTTAATTCCCCTACCGCTCTGTCCTTGGAAACCTGTTCTGTGACATATTTATCTATAGCCTTTTCCATAATGGCTTTAGGATAGATACGTCCGTTTCGATTCTTAGATTCTGCCATAGCGAAGATACCCTCGATGACGTGAGTCTTCGATCCATCCTCTTTTGCTTCGACGACACATTGGACGTCGGTTTCTGTATATTCAGTAATTAGCTTCATCTAACAATCCTATTAATTATTATTGGTATTATTTATAATAAAATAAATTCTAATATTTTGATATGATCAATCTTCTTCTTCGATCGGTAAATCAGTTTCTACCTCTTCAGATTCTTCCTCAGCCTCTACTTCAGCTGCGGCAGCTTCAAGCTCTTCGTCGGAGATATCATCAAACTCATCATTCTCAATAGCTTCGTCCTCGGCTTCTGCACCATTAAAGATCTGATCGGCTAAACTGATCTTTTCTTGTTCTAGTGCATCCGAAACTTTAGTATCCATCAAATCACTAAAAGTGACACTGGCTTTACTAAAGTCCTGATTCTGAACTTGGTCGATAAAATCATCAATATTAATTTCCATTACTAACTCCTACTTTTTAAATGGATAATAGACTCTTGCTGTTGCTGATCATCCTGATTGGGGATCTCGCCAGCTTTTTCTTCGTCGTCTATTTGCTTTTTCATATCTTCAATCGCATCATCATCTAGGTATAGAACATTTTTCACAACCCACTCTTTAGAGAAATACTCACCAACGTACTGTTGCATATTATCTAGGGTCTGTAGTTTATTCTGTAATATCTCTGCATCTTTTAGTTCAGTGAAATGGTTATCACGAACATAATCAAT